GTATTCTAATGTAACTAGCAGGAAAGATGTGGATTTATCCACTAGGCTGTCTGGTAAGCTAAAGTTGGATATTCCAATTATTGCTGCCAATATGGATACTGTGTGTGAAGAAGAAATGGCTACTTCTATGAGTAAACTTGGTGGTATGGGTATTCTGCATAGGAATCTTTCGATTGGTGAGAGGTTGCAAAGTATTCGTATTCTCAACATCAATAGTTGTCTTGCAGGAGTTGCTATTGGGGTTAATGAGTTAGATAAGCGATATATAACCAGTTTCACTCAGGGTGGTGTCAATGCGCTCGTTATAGATGTTGCTCATGGAGATGCTCTGCATGTGTACAATGCTATTATTGAAACTAAGTGTTTCTTGGAGCGTAATGCTCCAGATGTATGCTTGATTGGTGGTAATGTGGCTACTGGCGAAGCTGTAGAGCGAATGGTGGATGCGGGTGTGGATTGTGTTAAGGTGGGAATTGGACCCGGTGCTGCCTGTTTGACTCGTATCAATACTGGTGTCGGTGTACCGCAGTTATCGGCCATTATGGAATGTGCTGCTAGGGCTGATCATCTAGGCGTGTCCTGTATTGCTGATGGTGGCATTAAGACGCCCGGTGATGTCGCTAAGGCTATTGCTGCCGGTGCAGATGCTGTTATGCTTGGTGGCATGTTGGCTGGAACGGATGAGGCACCGGGTGATATTTATACGGATAGAAATGGTAGGCGAGTAAAGGGATATCGCGGCATGGCGTCTAGTGGCGTAGGCTCAGACTATGTGGAGGGCGCTGAGGGGCATGTAGATTACAAGGGGCCTGTGGCTGATGTTGTAACTGGCATCAAGAATGGTCTGCGTAGTGCAATGTCTTATTCTGGAGCGTTCAATATTTCTGAATTTCATGCTAAGTCGGAGTTTGTTAGAGTTTCTAATGCGTCCTTGAGCGAAAATGGTGCTCATGGAACTATTTTATGATACAATATAAATAAGAAATATTCTACTGAAATCCCCGTAAGTGATCGCACCTTGTGCTATGATAGTAGCATCTTAGAAGCCTAAGGAGGCTAAAAATGACAAGTTGGGAGTTCCCATCAGGGGCAATTGAACTAGATGATCTAATGAACAGTTTTAGTGAAATTGCTGATAACACTTCTCATATCGAAATGGACTTGGGAAGGTCGAAGTATACTGCAAGCAGCAATACGCTTGCAACAGATAAGGAAGAGCATGTAGGGTTAACAACTACAAGTTTTAATCAGTTGTGCGACATGCTTGATGTGCCTACTAAGTATGGTGAAAGGATGCCTGACAAATTGGCAGACTACACCATCAATTATTTCCTCTCAGAGGGGGCTAGGAGGCCGTATAACGCTCTCTTAAACAACGGGAAGGTAGTCAGGTCATTTATGCGTCCAGACATGCCTTACGTGCGCCATGACGACCTTCTGACGGCTATTGTGCAGAGTTTTGATGGCACTGCTCCTTTTGTTCATCGTTGGAATGTGAATGGTGGCAAGTTCAATGTTCAGTTACGCTCACCAGAGTTGACGTTTGAAGATCCCGGTGGGTCTGTGCTGTTTGGTGGTGTTGAGGTTTCTTATGACGATAGTTGGAAGAGGCATCCGATGTTTAAGACTTTCCTAAATAGGTTGGTCTGCGATAATGGTGCCTCAGTTAACGTTGAGAGTCGTAAGTTTAGGGTTGATGGGTACTCCACTGAGGGTGTTTTGTCTCAGGCTAGTGAGTTTTCATCTCTTGCTCTGGTGCAGGTTCAGCAAATGGTTGAGGGGCTGCTGGCTATGCAGAAAGATAAGGTTAATAATGCAGAGTCTGCTATTCGTAATCTTTGCATGCAGAATAAGCTTCCTAATAAGATTAGGGAACTTTTAATCAGGTATTTGACTGATGATCGCTATCTTGCGACTGTGCCGGATGGTCGGGTAGGAACCATGTATGATGTAATTAATCTCTTTACATTTGTTGGTACTCATGATTTTAGTATTACTCAAGAGTACCGCGATCTCCTGTGTGAGATCGGTGGAGGGGCAATGCTTGCACACAACGATACTTGTGTAGAATGCGGTAGCACGATATAAGGAGGATTGCTGTGCTGGCTGGGCACCCTACGCTCAGCCAGCACATTGTTATATGACTACAGAAATAGAAACAACCGAAAGCCAGCCACCTTCAATTGTCAATGAACTTGATGATGTTGAAGAGGCTGGCTTGATGTATATAAAGGGGTATAAGGTTTCAGAAATTGCTACTGTAATGAGCATTACGCCTAAAAGAGCGCGTAAATACATTAGTGATTATAAAGAGGTTTTGAATAGAAGGACCGTAGAGGACCCTTACTTCTTAGAAAAGGTACAGTATAACACTCTCAAAGCTCTAGACGAGTTTGATGAGGTTTCCAAAGAAGCTTGGGAAACTGTTACGATTGCAACTGATCATGGAATGATATCCGCAAGAGTGCAGGCTTTGAAGCTTGCTGGCGAGATGGCAGCGAAGAAAGCCCAGTTGCATCATTTGCTAGGTGGCAATAATGCTGACGCAGAGTATGTTGCAAGAATGCAGCGTGCAGAGTCTGTAAATCAGATTCTGTCTAAGATTCTGCGGGATACCATATCTCAGCATCCTGATATTGCAGAAGAAGTTAGGGCTGAGTTGTCGCTCGCATTTGAATTAATGGAGAATTCAGATGCTGAAAATACTTATATAGAAGCGGAAGTAATAGATGACGCGGGGAACTAAATGGCCTCTATATAAAGGTTGTTTCCGTATATCGGTAACGCGGGGAACCAAATCGCCCCTATATAAAGGTCATTTGTATGTAGGAGCCAAGTATGTCTGACATCTTCGGATTGAATGTAGAACTTGATTCTTTGGAAAAGCTTTTGAGGCATGAGGAACTTGATGAGTATCCTGTTCCTATTGATGTATTTGTTAGCGATAGACGTTATCTTGGACTGCCACCATTGTCTGAAATTCAAACAGAAATCGTTAAAAACAGCACTCAGATATTTAAACTCGATACCCTGATAAAGCTTTATGGTGAAGAAGAGGGTCTGCGTACCTATGACACATATACGCAAAATGAAGTTATTTGTCAGCTTGGTAAGGGGTCCGGTAAAGACCACTGTGCAAGAATCACTCTCGCTTATACTGTCTATTTGCTTCATTGTTTAAGGGATCCGTTAGGGTATTATGGTAAAGCTACTGGTGTGTATGTTGATCTTCTAAATCTCGCTGTTAATGCTCAACAGGCTCAAAGGGTATTCTTTGAGCCGTTTAAGAACTTACTTCTATCATCTCCGTGGTTCAATGAGCAGGGATTTGAACCTAGGGTATCAGAAATTTTCTTCTTTTCGCGCCCAGTTCGATGTTTTTCTGGTCACTCTGAATCGGAAGGCTGGGAAGGGTATGAGGTTATGACTATCATCTTGGATGAGATCGCAGCGTTTAAAACAGACAATGAATTAAAGGGCGATGTTCGTTCNAAAGGGTCGGCCTCAGCTATCTACAACATGAGTAAGTTATCTGTAATGTCTCGCTTNCCTGAGATTGGTAAGTGTATTTTGTTGTCTTTCCCGAGATACAAAGGAGACTTTATTCAACAGAGGTTTGATTCATCCATTGAAAAGAACGAGCCTAAGACTTGGGCTATTAAAGCTGCGACATGGGAAGTGAATCCCACTATCGAAAGGCATCAGTTAGAGTCGGAGTATATTAGGAATCCTGTTGAGGCTAGAGCAAGGTTTGAATGTGAACCGCCACATATGGAAGACGCGTTCTTCAGGGATGCAGACTTAGTTAGAAACGCATTTAATGCTACTGAAGACCCTATGGAAGAAGATGGATCTTATAAGAAATGGTTTAATGGGTCGGATGATTTCACTAGGTTTATTCATGTTGATCTAGCATTAAAAAGAGATCGTGCAGCACTATCTATGGTACATTGTCCTGGGATTAAGAACATTAATACAGGTTTAGGCGTTGAGAGCCTACCAGTAATAAATGTTGATCTAGTAAAGTCTTGGTCAGCAGCACCGGGCGATGAAATTAATTTTAGTGGTATTAGNGGTTTGATTGTTGATTTATGTCGTAGGTTTAGTGTAGGAATTGTAAGTTTTGATCAATGGCAATCTGTAGAAATGATTCAATCTTTGAAGGCTATGGGTATAAATGCTGACTTTCATAGTGTTAAAAAAACTGATTACGACACCTTAATGACATCGATTTATGATAAGAGATTGCGTGGATACTGGAATGAGATTCTGGTAGAAGATGAACTATTAAAGTTGAAACTTCTGAATGGTACTAAGATTGATCATCCTACTTCTGGTTCAAAAGATTTGGCGGACTCAGTTGCTGGTGCAGTATTTCANGCTGTGCAGAACATTCTAATAGATCAAGAAGTTGAGATAGAGTTTGATACGTTTTCTCCTGAAGAATTTGAGAGCGAATACGATGAGGCTGATACGTATATTAAAAAAGATTTGACTTCTGACAATCTTGAAAGCAACAAGGTAATACCAGA